CAGATAAAGGACAAGGATTTGGTAAAGGACAAGGCCCTAATCTATCTGGTAGACCAGATGATGTCAATCCATTCTCAAAAACGGGGCAAGAACAATCTAAAGAAGACAAATACGACAAATTCTCTAAGTTAAAAGTTTGATAAATAGATACATAAACTATATTTAAATGGAGAAATTGATGTCTTTTAGACAATCTGTGAGTCAGTTAAGAACTGCTCGTACCACAAAAATAGACCTAGTAGAAAAAGTACAGATTCTTTTACAAGAAGCTAAGGGTTCTGGTGGTGGAGCTGAAGGCACAAAAACAACAGAATGTGCTCAATGTGTTTATGCTGCTGCTATGTTCAATGGTGAAAAATTAAAAGTAGGTGATACTTTAGACCCAAGTTTATATGGTCAATACTCTAGTAAATTTGAAATTGATGAATCATTAAAAAAAATAGAAACAGATTTAACTGATAGTTGGATTGAATCAAGTATATTAGTTGCAACAGCAATGAAAAAATTCTTAAAAGGAACAGGATATACATTCCATAGGGGTTCACCTTTTGTTGATTCCATAGACAGTAAATTTAACGAATTAAATAAAGCACAAAAACCTAAACCATTCTCTAATATTAATAAATGGAGTCCAGCAGATATTTACGCTGTAAAGGATGGGTTTAATATTGATTTAAATCAGTATTCAAATTTAGGTGAATTTACTAATGAACTTAAAGAACTATATTTTAAAAAATTAGTAGTAGGTATTTCTTTAAAAAAATCAGTAGGTAGTGTAAAAGTAGTAGAAAATAATACTACAGGATTTGTTCGTAGACCTGTAAAATATAAAGGATACGATAAACCAAGAGATTTTTTTAGTTCAAAAGATATGTACATTTACTTAGGTGATGCAAAAATGCAATTAAGAACTTTTTCTAGACATGTTGGTGGTTGGCAAGGTGAAATTAAAGGAAAGAGTGCAGCTGCTGGTAAAATAGGTGGAGGTGTGTTAGAATCAATTATGATTAAAAATAGTAATTTAGCAAAATTTAAATATAATAATGCAGAATTAAAAACAATTGCAATAAAACCAACACCAATATTTTTAAATGAATTATATGAGTTACATCTTGCATGTGGTGGTAAAGAATCTCAAAATAATTTTATTAAAAAAGCAAAAGCAAATAAAATTGGTAAGGTAAGTGGAGCTGATTGGAGATTTTCAAAATTTAGAAGTATGTTTTATGTTGCACAACTAGAAGCAAATAAAGGTTCAGCACAAAAGATATGTGATAATGTAGCTGCTTATGCAATGTCTACATCTGATGATGCAGCACCTCATGTGGTATTTAAGTAATGAACAGTCTAGCAGAACAAATATTATTCGAAGATAAAGGTGGAAAGAACCTACATCTAGAACATATAGAAGATGAGATACTTAACTATGGTATCACAGGTGGTCGTGCATCTATAAACTTTGTACAGTCACTAAGAAATATGTTTGCTGGCGAAAGTCGTTCATCTATTAACATGACAGTTAAATGGGATGGTGCTCCTGCTATCTTCGCTGGTGTAGACCCAGAGGATAATAAGTTTTTTGTAGGAAAGAAATCTGTATTTAATGTAGAACCACAACTCTATAAAACAAATGCAGACATAGACAAGTACACATCTGGTGATTTAAACTCTAAGTTTAAAGTTGCATTACAAGAGTTTCCAAAACTAGGTATTAAAGGAGTGATACAAGGTGATTTAATGTTTACTGATGATGTATCTACAGACACTATAGATGGTAAAAAGGTTTATACATTCCAACCAAACACTATTGTTTATGCAGTAGATGTTGATTCAGATTTTGGAAAACAGATTAAGAAAGCAAAGATTGGTGTCGTTTGGCATACAACTTATAATGGAAAAGAATTACAAAGTATGAAAGCTTCTTTTGGAGTAAACATATCAGGACTTAAAAATGTAAGTTCGGTTTGGATGGATGATGCAACATATAAAGATGTATCAGGAAGTGCAACATTTACAGAAAAAGAAACAGAAGCAATAACAAAAGAATTATCTATTGCTGGTAGAACATTTCAAACAATCAATTCACCCATGTTAATTAAGTTTTTAAATTTACAAAATAGTTTTTCAGGTGCATTAATATCAGCAGGATTAAAAACATATAATAATATTAGTGTTAGACAGGGTAAACCAATTACAAATCCTAAGGCACATGCAATGGGTTATGTTAAACATGTAGAATTAAAACTACAAGACATGATTGACAAATCAAAAAGTCCTAAAGGAAAAGATAAGTATAAAAACTTACAAAAAGAATATAAAAGAGAAGTGATGAAACATGTTAAAAACTTAACACAAATAATTACATTTCAAAATGCGATTGTAAATGCTAAAATGTTAATTGTAAAAAAATTAAATCGTGTTAGAAGTATTGGAACATTTATTAAAACAAGTAATGGATTTAAAGTATCAAACCCAGAGGGGTATGTTGCAATAGATAGAGTAAGCGGTGACGCTGTAAAATTAGTAGATAGAATGGAGTTTAGTTATAATAACTTTACTGCCATCAAAGCATGGGATAAGTAAGATGAGAAATTTTAAAGAATTTAATGAATTAACAGAAGCCGCAAAATATGGTTCAATAGATATGGAAAGTGTCAAAACATATGAAGATGCTTTAGACCCAGAAGTTTATATTTTCAGTATGGGAACATACCCTTTAAGTATGTTAAAAAGAAGAATTGCTGATATACTAAAAAATATGGAAGATGATATGAGAACATCAATGAAAAATGATAAATTACAATATGGTGAACAGATTCAAAATGAAATAGATAAAAGGTTAAAATATTTTATTGGAGCTTTAGCAGATGTTGAAAAACAAATGAAAACATCACAGTATAAAAGAAGAACAACAATGTTAAAGAATAAAAGATGAAAAAACTAAACTTACAAGAAGCAAGAGGAACAGTATCATTTACCTTTGGTAGATTTAATCCACCAACGACAGGTCATGAGAAGTTGTGTGATGCAGTAAAGAAAGCAAATCCGAGTGATTATAAAATCTTTGCTTCTCAAACACAGAATCCTAAAAAAGACCCACTACAATATGCAAAGAAAATTGCATACATGAAAAAGTCATTTCCTAAACATAAGAATAGTATTGTTGTATCAAAGTCTAGAAATATTTTTGAGATACTAGTAGAACTAAACAGTTATGAAAATCTTATCATGGTTGTAGGTTCTGATAGAGTTGCAGAGTTTAAAAGAATAATTAACGAATACAATGGCGTTAAAGCAAGACATGGATTCTATGAATATAAAACAGTACAAGTATTAAGTGCTGGAGCTCGTGACCCAGATGCTGAGGGTGTAGAGGGAATGTCTGCATCTAAAATGAGAGCAGCTGCAGTAGACAGTGATTTTGATTCCTTTAAACTAGGAACACCATTAAAAGATATTGATGCTAAAAAATTATACTTTGATGTTCGTAAGTCTATGGGTATCAGAGAAGAATTAGACTTAACTGATTATGAAACATTAAGAGATTTATATTTACTAGATGAAATTTGGAATGTAGGTGACTTAATCAAAGTGAAAGGTAAAAATGATGACACACATCCAACATGGGAAATAATTCGTAGAGGTACAAACTATATAACTGCCATAGATGAGAATTACAAATCTCACAAGGTATGGTTACATGATATAGATATCACAGAAGTTAAACAAGACAAAGAAGTTAAAGATAAAGAAGGTACACAACCTGCTAAGTATTATGCTGGAGATATGGCAAAGTCTACAAAAGATAAAAGAGATGTACACTTTAAAAAGAAAAAGTCTGGGCCTGCACCAGGTGACTCAACTGCAAAAACTAAACCATCCACTCATACTAAAAAGTTTAAAGACATGTTTGGTGAAGAACCTAGAATTCCTAAAAAGAAAGGACAACATGCTGGAAGTGATAGTCATTCTGATTTATATACAGATGAAAATCCTAAAGGCACAATAAAAGGATTAGGATTCAAAGATGTTGAAACTGCAAGAGCAAGTGTTAAGTTAATC